ATGCCGCCTTCGTTCCTTCCGACGGAGAAGTGCATAGCATCTTTTGAGGAACGCCAATCGAATCCCCAGCCCAATCCGTTCCGCTGCGCTGCGGCTCGTGTCTGTTCAATAGGCATATCTGTGATACCAGGCCGATTGAAGACATGTGGATTCTGGGCTGGATTGATGTCAATGGAATCACCATTGGCGTGATGACTGAAGCCACCCTTTGCGGTACGTCTATTTGCGTATCCGCCGATTGATCGAATGACATATCCTGTGGCTTCAAGTTCGTTAATAAACGATTGGAACCTAGGAGCATAGGCAGCATTAACCTGCGCCGTTAGGCCAAGCCTGCTTGTAGTGATCGTGGCCAATGGAATACCAGATGCAGTGCGCGGTCCACGAGCTCCGGCGCCGGCGGCCGCTGGACCAACCCTAGCGATTGCAGCATTGTTTTGAGGTCCTCCGCCCATGCGAGGAGCAGCTGCGCCAGCGCCGGCTGCAACAACAGGAGCAGCGGCGGGCGCCATGTTTTGTGGGCGTGCCTGATCTAACAGAGCCGTATTAAACACGGTGCGACCAACAGTTTGCCCACCATTGCGGAGCATCGTGTCGCGGTATGAGATGTTGGTTCCAGCGCCATACGCAGCCGCACTTGCGGCAGTGAAGGCTACCTGAGTGTGAGGAACACGGTCAAGATATTGCAGGATAGCCCTGAAGATTCCCTCAACTTCGTTGTGGTTTGGGCCTCGTGTCCAATGTGCCGACGGCCTACGATTCCCAGTAGTTCCTGTTACGGCCTGGAACTGGTTTTGCGCAAAGAGAACGGCCAGAACCGTTAGACCTTGTCGCAAATATCCCTGGGCGACAGCGCCGCTGGAATATGACCCTGCTGCCCTAGCTCGGTTCAGGATAGTCGCCAGGATCATCGCGTCTTCACGACCGGCAGCTCCGCGGCCTGATTCAGCGTAAACAGTTCTGAGCAAGGCGTCCCATTCTACGCCAGTCATCGAGCGACCAAGATACTGTTCGGCTTTTAATCTAGCAGCCGCATGCAACTCAGATCCCTGCATCTGCATAAGCGCAGGCACGCCCACTGCTGGGGCATTAGGACGTGTCATATGATACGTTGCGGCACCACCAGCAACGACAGCAGCACCGACTGCGACTCTAGCCGGCATTCGCATCCCGGCTCGGGCAACAGTCCCTCCAGTTTCGGCGACCACGGGGGCGATTGCTCCTGCTGCCCTGCGGGCCATACCGACGCCAGCCAGCGCACCACCAAGAATAGCTCCTCCGGCTAGTGCGGCACTATTTCGCAGGCCGTTCATTGCTCCGCGGCCTAGTTTCCTAGCAAACTCGCTTAGCGTGATGTTACCAGCAATGAGGTCATAAATTTGCTCAGCCACAAACTCCGCAGACAGCGCAGCTATTGCACCACCTAGACCACCGAGAATTGCTCCTACTGCCATGCCAACAGGGGTTGCTGGAATCGCGATTGCTGCGCCTACGGCAGCACCCATAGCAACACCCGCGGGTCCGGCAATGATCATCGCGATAGCGCCGATTAGTTCCCGCTTAACGCTATCATTTACGGCGCCGCCGGACATTATCGTGGCTTCTAGGGGATCTATGAGCGCAAATACTGAGGTAAGAATTGGGAAGCGGCCTACTGGTGTTGCTCTAAGTCCTTTCAAGAACCTAAAGACTTTCATCACTCCTCGGCCGGCGCCAGAACCTAGCGCGCTACCAAGGCGGCCCTGGCTAGCAGCCATGCTAAGGCTAGGTCGTCTAATTCCGTTGTCATTTGCCGCAATAGGTCCTGTTGGGCCTGCGGGTCTTACCGGAGTTGCCCTAATTCGATTGGATGCATCGTTGCTATACGCAGCTGAGGTACCAGCCACACCAATTTGTTGCAGCATCGATCCGGCTGGAGATCCGAGTGAACCCTGAGATCCCGTTGGTGCTACTCCGCTTGCAGCAGCTGACGCGTCACTGCCTCCGCCACCAAAGAATTTGCCGAATGTATTAATACCAACAAGCAATGCCCCTGCTGCGGCAGTGAGGCCTAGCACTAGGAGCGGGGATATACCACCTTGTTGGTTTCCGTTAACGGCGTTAATCATACCGCTTCCGCCGGCACCACCTGATAGTCCGCCAGCACCGTTGTTGCTGGATTCGATCGACATTTCTCTGAGAGATCTGGTGTCCCATGTGGCCTTAGCCACAGAGAACTTCAGCATGTTTCTGACAGTGTTGTCGATCGATGCTAGGGAATTGGCCGAGGAAGCCTGAAGCCTTAAAGACTCAGTCTCGAAATTGCCGTTTGGATTGTATGAAACTTTGCGTGGGCTGTTGTCGTTGTTTGGCGCCGTGAAACCACGAGAGGATGCTAATCCTGCCCGGCCACCAGATAATCCACCCCCGCCCATGGAGGTTGCCGAGCCGCCGCTGTCACCAGCATTGGATTGCGTATTATTTCCGGCTAGAGAACGAGAGACAAGCCAACCTGCTCCGACGAGCCCGGCGGCTGGAGCAGCAATTCTCGCTGCTCTAGGTACTACACGGGCGCCGCCTAGTACCCTTCCGCCAATTGTGGCTGCTTTGTCCCAAAGTCCCATTATTCTGCCTTCGTGGCCTCTAGATGCGATGCGAGCATATCAATATAGAGGTCCCACTCAAACGGAATGAGGTTCTCCAACTCTGCAATGGAGTATTTATGTAGATGAACCAACGTGAAAATTGTCTGGTAGTAAGAGAGCAGGGACCTGTGGATTAGCCCCAGGTAAAAAAATCGTTGAGGCCCTCGAATGTCAGGGTCTTCGTTTTCTTGTCTTTGGTCTTGTACGTGATTTCATGCTTCATCGAAGGAATCGTATCGAAGAACTCTTGGATCTTGCCGAAGACTGGGACCGGAATCGTATCGATGAATTCGTTCTGCTGTGCAGGAGTGTACTCGTCAAAGGCGTAAACATTCTCGGCATCAAACACGTCTTCAATACACGCTGCCACAATCTTCGTGAGGACTTCATCTTGATTCAGCCCTGGCTTCTTGTATTCTACAGTATGCTCAACAGTTGGGAAGCGCATACGAAGCCCAAACCCACGCTCCTCGTCAATCATGACAACCGGGTTGTTCTTTTCGTTCTTTGCGATTTCTACTTCATCAAGGTTTACTTTGATCGTGTAAACTTGGCCATCCTCTGGATCTGTGTACTTGAACTCGATGGAGTTAGAAACAGACTTGGCCCTAAGCTTCAAGAAGATATACTCCAGGTCAAAGTATGCCAGCTTGTCAATTTTGAAGTTCTCTTCTTGAACGCAGTTATTGATGATCTGTTTGAGGGCGACAATAATGTCACGCTCCTCTTTGGATTCTTGCGCGACCAGCAGGATCTTCTCTTCCTTCACCAAGAATGGTCTAAAGAGAACCTCTCTGTCCATGGAAGGAACTTTGATAGAGAACAAAGGCATTGCGATTTTAGGTAGTGTCATTTCACGTCTCCAGTTATTAGAATCCGAAACGTCTACGGACGTTGTCGACTATAGTTTGTTTGCTGCCGTTAACCAGGTTCTGAATATCAGCTATTCTCTGGGGCACGCTCGATAGATTCTGGCCTAGCGATTGAAGGCCAAGGCTTGGTGGTAACGAGCCTGTCAGTCTTGCGAATCTGTTGAGCAGGGGCTCTTGCCTATTTATGTCGCGATTCAGGGGTTGTGGTCCCTCGCGTTCATCACCATTCGTCCGCTCTGGGTCGTGGTATTTCACTGACCAATCCATATAGTCCCACGTTACATCGAGCCTCATGAACTGGTCCGAATTTCCCCACGATAGAGGAATGGGGTTGATGGCGATTGGATACGCTGAGTTGAGTGTCAACTCGATAATCTTGTCGTTGAGTTCGTTGTAAACGAGAATGGTGACATTGGATCTGTAGTCATCCTTGTACGCTACTTCATACGGCGTTCTGCCAAATGCGTTAACGTTTGACATACCTTGCGACGAATCGAAACCAACCATGTACGACATCCAGTCGTAGAAGAATGAATGGATGGCTCCGGCGCCGTCAACGATGTAAGAAGCAGAGATAGCACCGAAGATAGGCAGATATGGATGCTTCTCAGTTGGGCCAACACCAAAGCGCCTGATCTCTTCGGATTCAGCAAAGGAAATGCCAGGCAGCGTTGATGTGTCACATCGCAGGGCTATCTGTTTGACATTATTAGCATCAAAGTGATCCACCAGTCCTCTCGGCAAAGTGAAGAGCATCAAATGCCGACTTGTGTCCAGAAGGGTCTTCGTAGAAATCTCGGTTAGGAATGTACTCAGACTGAAACCAGATGTGGGTCTACGTGCCGTAACAACGACTTCGTCAAGCTCGTACGGAGCATCTTCAGATACCCCTGTTGCAGGCCTGATTGAGTCTTTGAGGATGTTTGAAAGCTTGCCGCTCATTTATGTTTACGAAACCTTAATAAAAATGGCCATGTACAAACCCCGAATACTGGGTATAATGGTGCTGTCTTCTAAAAATACTGGGTTAGTATGAGCCGACACTGGAGACAGAATCCTTCTGTACCTTCATGGCTTTCTGCTTCTTGAAACGTTCCAGAGGAAGCATAGCACAATAATCCCATTCAGTGACTGGAACCTCAACCATGTTAGTCTTCACATGGCTGTAAAGATACCGTTTCACACAGGGCTTGAACCACTTCATTCTTGATGAGGCACCTAGTAATCTGTAGTTGATTCGAAGCCTAGTAGTCTCATCGTACTTTGTATTATTTATGGTCTGATATAGAGCGTCCATAAGCTTAGCCCGATAGATCGGAGGCAGATAATGGAGGTTGATCCCTAGGAACCCGTCTGCGTAAGTTTCAATGACGAAGACAACTGGAAACTGATCGTAATAAGGCAGTGTCTCTTTATGTTTCGGATCGTAATAATACATGAACATACGCCCAATGTCTTGAGCCTTCATTCTGGTCACAGAACGCTGCTTGAGCTTGCCTAGCACAGCCCTTGGGTTTACAGCAGTTACCGCCTGAGCCTTTTCCCGGAACCATTGACGAGAATCTCTGTTGGCTGGTTTAATGCCGGTTCCCTTCTTCATGAAACCAATATTGGCCATTCCGGAGGTGCTCTTTCCAGCAGCAAGGTCTTGGAAGAGGAATGCCATTAGATGATTATCCCTAAGTGTTTCTCTGTCATGATCTCAAATTTCCATCCTCGGTCTTTACAATATTCCCGAGCAGCATCCCACTTGGCAGAGTTAACTCCCCAGGTGTATACCTCATTTAGATAGGTCCGCGTGTGAGTGCGGGCCTTTTTTGGCTTTGGAGGGTTTGTTTCCTTGGCCGGTTTCACTTCGATCATCACCGTTTCGGTCATGCCGTTTGCGTTTCGCATCTTGACCAGGAAATCTGGGAAATAACGATGCCACCTCATGTCTATGGGCGACTTGTACGGAACCACGATTTCCTCTGAGGAATACTGGATTACGTCCGGGTGTTTGTCCAACCACATCATCAGTTTCAGCTCCCAAGAGGAACGATACACGATGTTGTTTGGATCTCCACGATATTTATGGGGGTTCTTAGGCTTGAACCTTCCCTGCATGTACCGTCTGGCCACCAGGGCTCCCTTTCCACAACATAAATAAGATGAACTCCGTCTA